TGATAATGCAGAACCTCGTTTGATTGCTGAACTGGTAGAACTGGGCTACAACGTAAGACCGTGTGTTAAAGGGCCGGATAGTATCAGAAAAGGGATTAAGGACTTACAGTCTTACGAGATTATAGTGGACCCGTTAGATAGTCATCTGAAAAAAGAGCTTAATAATTATATTTGGAACTCTAAGAAAGCAGGTGTACCAATTGATGACTATAACCATATCATTGATCCATTAAGGTATGTACTACAGGATGCAACAGACAGACCGCAGGCATCATTTGGAGGTAAAGCTTTATAAACCTTTGTAATAACTAAAAGATTTAGTACATTGCAATTACTCATGTCGTGAGACACAGTAATTTTATATGGGTTTACTCCAAACTCTCTTAGGCGGTCGTATTCCACTATCTAATAATTTACTTAGATGGCGTAATCACGGCTCGCTTCAGTCTAAAGGGATAACAGACCCAATCAGAGAAGGGTTTGAACAGAACGTCGATTTTTACGCTTTAATTAAAAAGCTTGTAGATGTTTACAATGATGTACCTTACGTATCAGAAATAAAGATAGGTGACGGATGGGAGCCGTTAGACAATCCTACGTATCAAGGTTTACTAGATAACCCTAACAAGGGGAAGCAGTACACTTGGAACGACATCGACGAGCGGCTATTAATTTATCTTATTGCCACTGGTAATTCGTACCTACACGGAGAAGTGTTAAATGGTAGAATCGAAGAGGTTGACGTATTACCGTCTAATCATGTGTGTGTTTCTACATCAAGTAATTTCTTCCTGCCTAATCCTAAATACTTATTTGAAATAGACACTACTAAGAAGTCTTTTGATCAAGATGAGATATCACACACATTATTATTTAACCCGTCATACCAATCGGTAGAGGATTCATTTAATGGTCTTTCGCTGATTCAGGTGGCTGCTATGCCCGTGAGAGTTGGTAACGACCGATGGGATGCAGACGCTAACCTATTACAAAACAGGGGCGCTATAGGCTTAATTAGTGATCGTTCTAATTCGCCGATGACAGCCAAAGAAGCTGAGGCGGCACAAATAGAGTACGACAGGAGAACGACAGGAACAGACAAGTTTGGGAAAACCATAGTAACGAATAAGGACTTAAACTTCATCCAAACAGCCATGAGTTCTACAGACTTACAGTTAGTAGAGAAAGGCGTGGTAGGGTTGCGGGCTATATGTAATGTACTAGGGTTTGATAGTTCACTTTTCAACGACCCGGCTAACAAGACATTCAACAACAGGAAAGAAGCTGAAAAGGCAATGTACACTAATGCTATTATGCCATGGGGCGAGCGTTTAGTAAATAGCCATAATCAGTTTATAGTTAAAAGCCACTACCCAGACGGTAATGTTAGGCTAAGAAAAGACTACAGCGAAGTAGAGGCCCTGCAAGCTGACAAGAAATTAGAAGCGGAAAAGGATAAAAAAGTAATGGACGGGATTAATGTCGTAGCCAATATGCCTATATCCAATGATGCTAAAACAATATTAATAAAAGATAATTACGAGGTATCTGATGAATTTATATCTGCCCTGTTAAAACCACAAGACAATGATACAGTTTAAGAGTTCAACCATAGAGGTAAAAGATATTGACAGCGTTTCAAGACGTGTTAAAATTGGTCTGTCCTCTTTTGGTAATCTTGACTCTGACAACGATGTTATTACTATGGGCGCTTTTGCTAAGTCCATACAAGAGCGTGGCCCGCAGTCATTAGCAAACAGAAAGATTCAATACTTAAGGTATCACGACTTTGAGCACCAGATAGGAAAATTCGAAGCCCTTGAGGAAACTCACGATCATTTATTAGCGGTAGCCACATTAGGGCGTTCTACTAAAGGTAGTGACGCATTCTTGGACTACGAAGACGGTATAATCTTAGAGCATAGCATAGGGTTTAATATAGTATCAGATAAGACATTTATTAGAGAAGACGGTGTACGCGAATTAAGAGAACTTTTCCTGTGGGAGGGTAGCGCGGTTACATTCGGATCTAACAGTAATACCCCAGTATTCAATGTAGGTAAGGGGAACCGTACCGAATACCTGGATAAACTAAACGCCAAAATGAACGGGTTAATTAACGCCCTTAAGAATGGCAAAGGAACAGACGAAAGATTATTTCAAATTGAAATGGATCTACGTGTAGTTCAATCAAAGTATAATTCACTCGTTAATCTTGAGTCGGATGAACCACTCAAAGTAGAGGAGCCGAATGAGGAAAAATCAAATTTATCACTTAAAAATTTCATGTAATGTTTAAAACATTCTTAGAATTCCTTACAGTAAAGGAAATTAGTCAAGAGTCGTTCGACGGATTGACAGCCGATAAAAAGGCAGAACTATCAAGCGAGTATAACACGGAGCTTAAAAGCTATATCGTTGAGCTTGAGCAAGAAGTAAAAAGTAAGTCTACAGCTGAAGAGGTTGCAGAATTGAAAAGCCAAATCAAGGCGGCTACTGAAGCTAGAAACGAGGCTATTGATTCTCAAATGAAGTCAATCAATGAGTCATTGAAGCAGCACGGGATCGTATTGAAGAAAGTTGCAGACGGAAACGTGTCAACTAAATCAAACGGAACTCCAGCCGATCAAATCAAATCACAGCTTGAAGCAAATAAGGACAACATTGAAACGTTGATTAACGGGTCTAAGTCTGATGCAAAAGCTTCTGAGTTCTCTTTAGAGCTAAAAGACATTTCTATTAGTGGTTCTATCACTGGCGGCAATGTTCCGGTTGAACAACGTATCGCAGGTGTTGGTAATCTTCCTACTCGTCAAGTACGCTTATTGGATGTCATCGCTAAAGGAACAGCTTTATCTAACATCATCTCTTGGGTTTACGAGGCTACTGAAGTAGGCAACGTAGGTGGTACTGCTGAAGGTGCAGTTAAAAACCAAATCGATTTAACTTGGGTTGTTGATTCTGAGAACGTAAAGAAACGTACAGCTTTCTTCAAGGCTACTACTGAATCTTTAGAGGATATCGAATGGATGAACACACAGATCAGAGGCAACCTTGTTAAGAGAATGGAAAAAGACCTAGAGTCTCAAGTACATGATGGAGATAATGTAGGCCAAAACCTTAACGGTTTGAAGGGTATAGCTACACCGTGGGCTGGCGGAACGTTCACTGGAACAGTTGACAACGCTAACGAGATCGATGTACTTATTGTTGCGATGGATCAAATTGCTATTGCTGATCAGGAGATGCCTGACTTCATTACAATGTTTCCTAGTGACGTGACTGCTTTGAAATTGATTAAGACATCAACAACAGATAGACGATACGTAGACCGTTTAACTATGGTTGCTGGTCAATTGTCTTTGGATGGTGTGCCTATCATCGCTACAACTTTAGAGACTGCTGGCGAGTTCTTAATCGGAAACGGTAATCTTGCTACTCTTTATGACAAAGGATCTATTAGAATCGATGTTGGACTTGACGGTAATGATTTCACTGAGAACAAACGAACTATTCTTGGAGAATGGAGAGGGGCGTTAGTTGTTGAAACTAATGATCGTTCTGCATTTGTTACAGGAGTATTCGCAACAGCTAAAACAGCGTTGAACGTATAATCTAAACGGGGAGTGTAAAAGCTCCCCTTTTATCTATGGCTAAGAAAAAAACAAACAAATCAATTAGTGCTGAAGACCTCGCCGACATGGTTACTGTGATCGGTGAAAAGGGTCAGAAGTATATCGAGGAAGGTAAGGAATATCAAGTGGCAAAAGCTGACGCTATCCATTTATTAAACAAAGGAGCTGTTAAGTTGAAATGAGCATAACACAAACATCTGATTACATCGGTATTTATTCTATAGCGCAGAATAAGTATTCCAATCTACAGATATGGATAGACACTTACGAGAAAGAAGTGCTAACCGATTTGCTAGGGTGTGAATTGTATGATTTGTTTATAGCTGATTTAACAGGTGATCCGGAAGTTCCAGTTACACAAAGATTTATTGATTTATTCGATCCTTTTTGTGATGATGATTGCGGTATTGCTTACCGATCAGATGGAATTAAAAAGATGTTAATCCAATTCGTGTATTTCTACGCGTTAAGAGATCAACAACGACAAAATACTATAGCCGGAACAACTAAAGCTGATTTAGAATTGAGTAGTCCTGCATTTTACCACACACTGGTAAAGGCGTACAATGAAGGTGTAACTAATTACAAAGTTATACAATGGTTCTTGTGTGAGAACAATGATGTTTATCCAGAGGAGGAGTCACAGCTTTTAAACTACATGACTAACCTATGAGGGCTTTAACCTTATTAAATAGCGTTAATGCAAACACCTCTCAATTGAGTATTGAGGTTGCTATGGATCAGCGGGTGGACTGGGAATTGATTATAGAGAAGATCGGGACAGATGGAAACCCTTTATTATTTATTGAGCGAGCTATCACCAGTGGAGGGTGTGCCCCTTTGCCAGTTGATTGGTTCGTCTATCCAAACAAATGTACTACTGATGGATCATTCCTTATTGAAGATGATACCACTAGTATTGAAAAAACAAGCTTTAAATCTAACTGGTTTAGGGTAAGAACAGAGCCAAACGGGACAACCGCGGGTAATCTGAGTGTAAATATTGGATACCGAATGTACACATGAAACATTACGACCTCGATATAAACATAAGCGGCGTAGACCTTGAGAAGGCTTTAGAGGCTGGCGATAATATCACGTTCTCTATAGTTGATTGTAAGCTACGTATCGACTCTACAGGCGGTAGTGGTGGGCCAAGTACAGGTATTAAGTACCACTTAAAAAGCACCGATAACATTACTGTTCCAGATTGCTTTGAGTATTTGGTAGGCTGCGATTTTATCTTAGATGCAGGAGCAGTAATTACTGTTGACGCAGGAGGAAGGTTAACAGTTCACGAAGCGATTACTAATGACGGTGTGATATTTAACGATGGAATAATCAAAATAGGTCTGTGAGTTTATTAAGCAAAATAGCGACTACACAAGCGACAGCACTAGGTCTATCTACTATTGGTAGAATGGATTACTTTGTTGATTCAGCGGACTTTAAATTAAAGGCTTACGATGTCAATAATCTTCTATTAGAAGACATCACGGTATTAACTGATTTAGACGCTTACCCTTTTACTCCTGTTGTACCGTTAAACTGGGATGGACCGCCAATGAGTGTACAAGATGCTCTTGATGAATTAGCTCGAAGGGTTAGAGATAATGAAGAAGAAATAAATTTACTAACTACTTCTTACAATAGACGGGCAGCGGTTATTGATTTGGTTGACAATACTTTAGTCCCTCCTACAGAAGTTTTAAACGATAGATACATACTTGACTTCACCGGAACAAGTAACGCGGCTTGGGATGGGGCTTTAGCTGGTGATATTGTAGAGTTTGACGGAGCCTTATGGGTAAGTGTAACGCCTGTTGAGGGCTATGTTTCCTATGTGGATGATCAAAACAAGGACGCTCTTTATACTGACGATGGTTCACCTGCCTGGGAATTAAGAACCGTAGCAGTAGAGAACCACAACGACTTACAAAATATTCAAGGTGGTGCAGTTGGTGATTACCATCATTTAACCGCAGCAGAGAAAGCAAATATAACAGGAAGTGTTACGGTTCATTCAGACGTAAACAGTGCCGGAAGCGGTGATATTATCACCACAGGAGAAAGAAACGCCTTGCATCCTGCGGTTTCTACTAGTGATACTG